AGATATGCCTGAGATCGACCAGAACGGCGCAATCCTCAAGATTGTTCACGACGATGTATCCGTGACGGTTAGCCTTGATGGGCGTCCGTTGGGCGAAGCCGGCGAACGCAAGAAGGGCAGTTGGTTTGACAATCTGGTCGACGAAATCACTGAAGATGAGCTGTCCAGAATATCTGAGGAGCTGCTTCGTGGAATTAGAGAAGACACCCAAAGCCGACAAGAGTGGATCGAAGACAGAACGCAAGGGCTCAAGCTCCTCGGCCTCAAGATTGAAGTCCCTGGGCTATCAGGGGCAGCCGATGGCGCTCCCGTGGAAGGTATGTCACGGGTCAGGCACCCGCTATTGCTCGAAGCTGTATTGCGGTTTCAGGCGAATGCGAGATCCGAACTATTGCCAACTGACGGGCCGGTCAAGATAAGAGACGACAACAACAACGCCAATCTTCAAGAAGACCAAGACGCAAACGCTCTTGAAGAGGATATGAATCATTACCTAACGGCAGTTGCGACAGAATATTATCCTGACACGGACAGAATGTTGCTGATGTTGGGCTTTGGCGGAACGGCGTTCAAGAAGGGTTACTTTTGCCCGCTACGCAATCGGCCAGTGATCGAGTCGGTCGACGCCGATGATCTGATTGTAAACAACGAGGCGACGGATCTTCGTAACGCCAAGCGAATCACCCATCGTTCGATGATGCGGCCAAGCGTGGTTAAGCGGTTGCAGATCCTTGGCGTTTACCGCGATATTGAGCTTCCGGCGCCAACCGCTGCCAAGCTTGATGCGGTGCAGTTGGAAAAGAAGGCGCAGCAGGGCATTTCGCCGGATACCAGCAATCCAGAGGATCGGGATCGTGAGATCTACGAGTGCTATTGCGAGTTGGATATCAAGGGTTTTGAGCACAAATACAAAGGCAAGGAGAGCGGTCTTGAAATTCCTTACCGCGTTACGATTGACGTATCATCGAAGCAGATCCTTTCTATCGTTCGCAATTACGACGAAGATGATGTTGCGCTACCCGAAGCTCGCGTCAATTTTGTTAAGTACACGTTCGTACCAGGGCTGGGGTTTTATGATCTGGGTCTCCTGCACATCTTAGGCAACACGACGAACGCGCTGACGGCTGCTTGGCGCGAGATGTTGGACGCGGGGATGTACGCCAATTTCCCTGGCTTTCTTATGTCCGACACTGGCGCTCGCCAGAATACGAATATTTTCCGCGTCCCGCCTGGCGGTGGTGCATTGGTCAAGACCGGCGGTATGCCGATCAATCAAGCCATTATGCCATTGCCTTATAAGGATGTGGGGCCAGGCCTTATGAACCTGACCGCCTCGATGGCTGAGACGGGGATGCGGATCGGCGGAACAAGCGAGCAACAGGTTGGCGAAGGTCGAGCTGATGCGCCGGTCGGCACGACGTTGGCAATGATCGAGCAAGCCACCAAGGTTATGAACTCGGTTCATAAGCGTATGCACGCCGCACAGGCCGAAGAGTTTCAAATGTTGGCGCGTCTGTTTAAAGAAAATCCTGAAAGCTTTTGGCAGCGCAACAAGCGTCCGGCCAAACCGTGGGATGAACAGACGTTTTTGCGGGCTTTGGAAAACTGCGACCTTGTGCCACAGGCTGATCCAAACACGGCAAGCCATGCCCAGCGCGTGATGAAAATCATGGCTTTGAAGCAATTACAGGCTTCTAATCCGTCGATGTATTATCCGATTGCGATTGATACGGCGGCGCTTCAGGCAATTGGCTGGAGTAATCCACAGCAATTTTTGGCTCCGCCTCAAGCGCAACAGTCTCCGCCTCCTGAGCTTATGGCCATTCAGGCCAAAATCCAGACCGATCAGATGGCAGCTCAAGCCAAGATGATCACGGCTCAAGCTAAGGTGGCGCAGGTCCAGCAAGGGGCGCAGGGCGGAATTGGCGGTAATCCTCAAGCTGATCAGCTCAAGGTTGCGGACATTATGGTTCGCAAGCAGGAGATCGAGCAGAAAAATCAGGATGCGATTTTGGATGCCGAAAACCGTAAGCGGGATCGCGAAAGCCGTGAACGGTTGGCGGCAATCAAGCTTGCCGAAGAATTGGCGAAGAACCCGCAAATTATGCCGTTGGTCACGTCTTTAATTCAGCCTGATATGTTGAATCGGTTGGAAGGCAACGAACCTGCGCTTGATCCTAACGATGTAAGGGCCGGCTGATGAGCTATAATCGTCATCATTTCCTAATGGTTGCCAAGCATTTTGCCCGCAAGGGTTATGCGACTGACGGCGCTGTTGATGATGGCGGTGATGGCGATCAGACGCCAATCGGGATGACGCAAGATCAGATTGACGCTGCTGTTTCCAAGCTGCCAGGTGCTACGATCTCGCCCACCCAGCCGACAATGCGGGATACGCTGGCTTCGGCCATGCTTGGTGAGCAACCTACTACGCCACGAAGGGATTTTGTGCGCGGTCTGTTAGGATCCGAGGGTGCAGGTAAGTCGTCTTTTGGCTTGTCGGATCTTTTGCCGGTTGATCCGATGAGCGCACAGGAAAACTATCAGAAGGGCGATTATCAAAACGCTCTTTTGAATTTGATGCCTATGCGAGGAGCTGGCGCTGCTGAAAATGAAGCGTTGAACATTGCGCGTTCAGTCCGCCCAGCAGGTTTGCCTCCTGCACCAAAAGATTTGTCTAAAATTATTAACCCTGTGGATACTTATTTGCCTCAAGATCAGAAAGTTAAACAATTAAATTTCTTAACATCTGAAAATCAACCCCAGGTTCAATCCTTCCTTGGGGATCTTGATCGTGATCTAGGAACGAAATCGGGCGATAACGTAAAAACACCGGATAGCATCGTCAATAAAGCCAATCGTCCAAGCATATTGGAAACAAAGCCTTGGCACGACGTGGAGCATATCCGCGACAGTTATCGTTTTAAAACTGTTTTGGATGACATCAATCAATTGCCCGAAGTGACCCAGAGGCTAAATGATTTTGGCGCTCAAATCGTAAAGCCAGATGTTGATAAAATGTTGCAACCAAAAGATTTTGGCTGGCGCGTATCCGCCTTCGATTTAAGGATGCCAAATGGTCAATTAACTGAGTATTATTTGCCCGTTAAAGAGCTTGAAGCTGCCAAAAAAGCAGAAGGTCATCATTTATTTGAGCAAGTTAGAAACTTGGATCTTACAGATCCGGCTAATATGCAAACATACAATGATGTTGCCGCTAAATCTCGCGATGTTTATCAATCTGCGTGGAACGCTTATCTGAATCGTACAGGTCAGACTGAAGACGACGTGCGAGCTGCGTTAAACAAATCCATCGCCAATTTATCTGGCAAACGTGTAAATTCTTCTGCTATCACGACGCCTGTGACGGGGGGACTTGGTGATGTCCAGACGCCTTTTGCGTCACGTTTGGCGGTAAATTTGCCAGCGAATACATATGCAACCCGTCCGTTGTCATCGGCAACGAACGCCACTGGCTTACCATCTAATGTTGGTTTTACTGACACGGGGAATACCTCCGAAAAAAGTCTACCAAACAACGGCATAAATCACAAGCGTGGTGGTCGAATAAATAATTTTTTAATTGACCACGCCCTTTCTGTTGTTCCGAGATCCGGCTCGCCGCTGCACGAAGCCGTAACGATTGCCCAGCAGCACACACGGGGACGCCCGTAATAACCCCTCCGAGGAGAGAACAAATGTCGTTAACTGCCAAGACTGCTCGCGCAGCGCTAAAAAGTAAGGCCCAAAGGCTTGTAGGGCCGGATCCCCGTGGAACTCCGATTGATGCGTCTGGCTATACGCCTCCTGACGCCGAAGACGCTACCGTACAGACGGGTATGCGTCCTCTTTCGCCTCGCCAATTTAAGAAGGGTGGCAAGGTAATTGGCAAGCATCACGGTAAAGATGCCCATCACCATGCAGGTCGCAAGCCTCGCAAGAGCGGCGGTCGTGCAGAACGTTATTTGACGCCTGACAATTTGATCAATCGCGATGTAAAAATGGCGAACGATGAGCGCGTTGGGACGAAGCACATTGGCGGCATGAAGCGCGGTGGAGCTGCAAAGCACAAGCTTGGTGGCGGTCCTATCGGCATGAATCCGGTTGCCGACTCGATGTCCAAGACTGCGGCAGCGGCTATGCCTCGCAAAGCTGGCGGCAAAGCCAAGTGGATTCAGGGCGCGATTAAACACCCAGGCTCGCTGCACAAGTCACTTCATGTTCCTGAAGGCGAAAAGATCCCTGCGAAGAAGCTTGCCAAGGCAGAGCACAGCAAGAATCCAAAGCTTGCCAAGAAGGCTCATCTTGCTGAGACCTTGAAGCATATGCACCACAAGGATGGTGGCAAGGTCAGCAAAACGGAATGGGAGCATTCCAAAAAAGATCTTGAGCAAGATAAGAAGCTTGCCAAAAAATATGGGATGTCAATGGAGGCTTGGGAAAAGTCAGCCAAAGACAAAAAACATGATCGCCAGCAAAGCATGAAGGGCTTGAAGCATGGCGGCGAAGTTCATCATGCGTCGTGCGGTTGCAGCAAATGCTGGGGTGGTCGCGCCGGTAAAAAGGACGGCGGCAACATCATGGAAGTGACTGGCGTTCGTCCTACGGGTGGCCGCATTGCTAAGGCTGGCGGTGGTGGTTTCCACAACAGTATGTATGATGATGCTGATACGCCGCAAATTGCCTCTTATAATTTCCTGACGGGGTGGAGCAATCTTGATAAGGCAACGCCTGATCAGATCGCTGCAATGAATCCTCAGGATCGTCAGATGGCTTTGGCTGCTCAAGGCCCAAGCCGTGCGGTTGCGCCAAAGCGTGCTGTTCGTCCTGCTCCGTCAACGACGGGCATGGGTGGCATGGGTTCCAATCCAATGCAAGATCCACAGCAACGCGCTGAAGCTGCACAGATGGCGGCACAAGCACAGCAAAATGCTCAACGTGCAATGAGAGCTGAAAACGCTCAAACGTATGCTCAGAACCAAGCAAATGATCTTAATCGCGCTATGCGGGCTGACAATGCTGCTGTTCCTGCATCGTTGCGGCCAGATCAGCAGCAGAACATGATGGGTCGCGGTTTGCCTCCATCGCGTTCTGAGTACGGCTTGTTTATGGGAGAAGCCGGTCAGCCTGGCATGGTGTTTAGCCGTCAGGTTCCTGATGCAAGCGTTGGGCCTGTTTACCACGAAGGCGCTTCTGAGCCTCAAATGACATTGAGTGATTTGGGCGAAATGCGCGGTGGTCGTATTGGCCGCAAATCTGGTGGTCGCGCCAAGGGCAAGACAAACGTAAACGTCATCATTGCACAGCATCCGCATGGCGGCATGGGCCAAGGCCCAGCTCCTATGATGGGCACTCCTGCAGGGGGCCGTCCTGTTCCAGTTCCTCCGCCACAGGGTATGCCTCCACAGGGTATGCCAATGGGTATGCCAGACG